GGCCTGACGCTCAGTTGCAAGCTGTTTGCGATTGGCTCGGATACTGTCGTTGCCACAGCATCGGCAACTGAAAAGACCAACGATCTGAATCGGTACAGTGTGGCTTATACCGACTTGGCCGCTGGTGCTTATCGGCTCAATGCGTTTGTTGGTGCGGTCGGTGGGTTTGCGAATGAGTTGTTTGATACCCTGGCCGCGACGGGTACTTATTATCCGCGATCTGAGACTGCACCGCTCGACGCAGCCGGAACACGCACAGCGATCGGTCTGGCGGCAGCAAACCTCGATACGCAATTGGCCGACATACCAACCGTCTCGGAGTTTGATGCAAGGACATTGGCATCGGCTGATTACTTTGTGGTCGGTGACTACACCGCACCCGACAACGCAAGTATTACTGCGATCCTTGCCTCCACTGACGAACTACAAACGAATCAAGGCAACTGGTTGACTGCTACGGGTTTCAGTACGCACTCAGCCGCCGATGTTGTCACCGCACTCGGCACCGGCTCGACGCTGACCGATTGTGCAACTGCTGACGTTTCGGGACTCGCTACCGCCGCATCAATTGCAGGACTCAATGACTTTGACCCCGCAGTCGATATAGTCGCCCGTGTCACGTTGACCGATACCACGACCGCCAATACGGACATGCGAGGCACAGACAGTGCGTTGCTTGCAGCAAACTACACTGCACCGGACAACGATAGCATCACAGAAATCCTACTCGACACCGGCACCACGATTCCAGGCACGATCACTACCGCACAGGGCACGCTGACGAAACTCGAAACGGCACTCGAAGCTGACGGATCAAGTGGCTGGCAGTACACGACGCTGGCTCTGGAAAACGGTCCTGCCGATGGCGGCGGCGGTGGTGATGCGACACTCGCGAAGCAAGAGGAAATCCTAACCGCAGTAGGCAATGTGGCGAATGTGTCTCTTACCGGACCCAATGTCGTCAACGTCAACGTCACCAACATTGCGGACGATGCGGCTATCGAGAATGCCACGGTTCGCGTCTTCAAGGCCGGTTCGTCTGAATCGAAAACGACCGACAGCGAAGGAGACATCGAACCATTTGCACTCGCTTCTGCGACTTGGACACTGGCAATCGACGCCGAGAACTTCGGGAGCTACGTTGATACCGCGTTCGTGGTGGGCGGTGACATCTCCGAGGAAGTGCAACTCACCGTCAGTTCAATCTCTCCACCGTCCGCTGCCGATAAGTCCAACGTCGGACTTCGTGTCATCACGCAGTTTGGCGTGCCTGTGAAGTTCCAGAACGTTCGCGTGGAAATCTTCGAGAACGAATTCGGCGCGTCGAGCTACGTCGTCAATGCGGACGTTCCTTTGGCGACCGATGCAAGCGGGAACGTGCAGTTTGAGGTACTCAAGTCAACCGAGTTCACCGACGGAGCGGGCGTGTACCAAGTCACCGTCGGCACCGGACGAGACGCCAAGACGTTTAAGTTCGCGGCACCCTCGACGCCAACCTATCAACTCACGCAGAAGATCTAGGATATGAAAACGCTCTACGATCTATTCTCGCACGTCCTTGATACCGAGGACGCTCACGACGACCATGTGAATCGTCGCCGTGCGTTGCGTGCTGCCGTCTGGGGATCGGAACAGACACAAAGCAGGCACCAGTGGGCGAACTACACCGTGACCACCGTGGCGAGACTCAACGCACCACTTACCGTGTTGGCAACTGTCTCGGCTACCGGCCTCGTTACACTCGATGCGGCTGAGGACGCACTGCCGGCGTGGGTGCAAGACGCCAGTGTCCAATACAGTGACCACACCTTTGTTATCAGTCGACGAGTGTCCGATACGACGCTTCAGCTCGACGGGTGGGGTCTCGGTGCGATCGCCACCAACACCAGCATCCGAATTGTTGACGACCGATACGTTTTGCCCGATACGGTTCGCGAAATCTTCGAGGTGCGTGACGAAGACTCCGATATTGAACTTTACAGTGTCGGGCCAGAGCGATTTCGGCTGATGCAGCACACGCAAAACGGAACACCTAGCGATCCGATCGCGGTCACCGAGGTGCGCACGACGGGACCACTGGGCCAGCAAACCGAACTGCGATTCGTACCCGCGCCGTCAAGTCAAACGGACATCGCCGTCTCCTATGTGCGTCGACCGCGCATCGCAAGTGCCCTCCACTCCTGCGGGAGCACGGCGATTGCAGGATCCACGGTGACGGTTTCCAGTTCGCTACCGTACGACCTGCTGTCTCCCGACGGTTTAATGCTTGTCGTCTCGACCACCGCAAGCGAGCCGGAACCGTCCTTTGGCTTTGGTGTTGATGAGCACGCTTCCCAGATCGGCGTGGTGCATCGTGTCAAGAGTCTCACCAGTCGCACAGAACTGGAACTCTTTGAGAGCGTCACGGCGGTCACCGGCAAAGCGGCAATCCTGACGCACGAACTCGACTTTCCCGAGGTTGCCTACAACGCGGCACAGCGATACGCCGAGGCCGAGTTTCGACGTGTCGGTCGTGGGGATGTGGGTGAGTATTGGCAAACGATCCAAATGGCAGATCGAGAATTGCGACTGGCCATGGAACAGGAATCCAAATTCACCCGACAACCGAGCGTCCCTCACTCGCGACCGGCGACCTACAATTACCCTGAGAATGTTTCGCCGGGGGTCTCCTGATGCCGGCCAACACTCTGCCCACGTACGACGACTGGACGATCGCCAAGAAGCATCGCGAGATCATCCTCGAGTTGCTGCCATCTGGAATGAGGGCGCCGATCCTGCAACGATCGATCCCTGGATTAATCAACGGACGGTTCACCAAAGACTTCAAGGCGGGCACGTACCTGATGCCACTGAAAAGCCAAATCGAGGATACGTTTTCCGATCGCCACGATGTCGCCCGCAGTACCATGCTCGTCGTCGCCGAGGGAGAAACCAGCATCCAATCCAACAGAACCCCGAACTCGATGGTCTTCATGGAACGAATCAGGAATCGTTTCGCTAGCCGACGGATCATGAACATCGTCGGTGAACTTTACTCGACGCACACCTCTCCCGAATACGACGTGGACGATACAATGTCGCGTCGACTCGAGATTATCCCCATTGTCCTAACCACAACCATCCGCGAGATTCGCTAAACAACCGACCACCCCAGGCGACCCTTTGAGATCGCCCAATCACACAATGCTTCATCACGCCCGCAAGGCGTCGTGGACAACGTACTTACGGGGATGGCAGTCATGGCATGTAATTTTTGCGGCAGTTTTGGGATCAACACGAAGTTCGGTTTCGCTCCCAGCGGCGCTAACGTGGACGCGACGCTCGTGGCGGCCACCACTCGTGAAGAAATCCTCGTCGAGAACCTGAACTACAGCGATAGTGTGGTCGGTGGACGCGGCATCACCGGATGGATGGACGCTTCCTCGCTGAAACTACGCAACGGCCAAAGGCTTGTCTCCGGTGGGTTGATTATGGAAATCGGCCCGAACCAGATCGCACCCTGGCTCAGCGCCCTCGTTGGCAACAGCGCGGCGGCGGTTGCGAACGTGTCAACGACCAAGGAGAAGTGGGACGCGATTCCGTTCGACCTCTCGGTTGAACGCGACAACGTCGATCACGGCTACCGCTACTGCGTTGTCAACCGCGCCGTCATTCGAGGGCGATCAAACCCAAGAGACCAACAAGGCCAAATCGTCCAGATGGCATTGAGTTTCCTGGGCGTCGAAGAGGAAGACATTACGTTCCCCGGCGCGTTGGCATTGCCGAGCGACGCGCAGTACCCATGGCTCCTCGGTGACGCGAGCCTAGATTACGGTGGTGAAACCTGCTCGCTGATCTCGTTCGACATCACAATCGAAAACATGCTCAAGCCTCTGTTCCGCAACCGACTGACCCCTGGTTGCTTTCGATCGCTCGGCCGAAAAATCACGATGGACTTTGCCGTTCCCTACGGGGCCGATTCGTACGCGGGATACATCGACGACAACTCGGCGGACGCGGCAGCCGCACTCACGTTCGCGTCGACCAACCTGCCCGCTGCCGTCTCGGATTACTCAACGATCTTCACGTTCCCCCAGACGCGTCGGATTGCCCACAACTACACGACCGCGAGCAAGGACGAAATTCCGTTGCAAATGAAACTCCAGGCTTACATCAAGGGGTCTTCGCCAGCAATGACGATTGCGAACGTGATCTCGGCCGCGTAATCCATGGCATTCCAGCGGCGAAACGATGCCCCCGCCGATCAACGGCGGGAGGACGCAACCAAGTTCATGCAGGAGCTTACGGGCATTCCTGCGCGATCCATCGGTTCGCAGATTTCCCCCATGCCTGCGGTTCCGCAGCCATCGAGCCCGCTTGCCTCGGTCGGACAGCCACCTACCGAGAATTCGCTGGAGGCTATCCCCGCAGCCGCAGCCGTGTCAACGATCGACGTGTTCGCGGGTATGGAAGATCCCGGCGATCCACCGATCACCGCATTCGATGAGTCGCCTCCTGACACAAACGAAACTGCGATAGAGCAGGTCGAATTGACGCTGGAGGACTCGGTCGCTACGGAAGCGGAGACCGCACCTGAGCCTTTGCCTGACTCTTCGATCGACACAGAGCCAGCGTCCGAACCCGCGATTGAGCAATTGCCCGAAACTGAGACGGCTCCCGAAGCGGAGATCCCGCCCGTTCCAGTCGCAGAGATGCAGCCGATGGTTGCGCCTGACGTGTCACATTCCGATAGGTCGCCCGATTTCGTGACGCCGGACCCTGTCGAGCCACAGCAACTTGATTCGCCGGATGAACCGATCGTGTCAGCGGAACCACCGACCGCCGACATTCCATCGACGCCACAGTCCAACCAAGGCGACGACCTGCCGTTCTGGGCTCGCTATTCCGCACCCGTTGACGTGGAGGTTATTCAGGCCGGCGGCAATCCAATGATGGCCCGGCGATCGGACTTGACGCACGAACAGAAGATGGAAATCGCCGAGCGAAATACATCCGAACGGCAACAACTCCGCGAGGAACGCCAGGAGCGATACGATCAGCGACAACCCGAACGAGACAGCCCGCCGTCGAACGCAACGAGCGATAGCACCGAAACGATCCAAGCACCCCTGTTGTTCTCCGATCCGCCTGCGAGTGATTCAGCACCAACGGAACCGACGCAACAGAGCGAGCCTGACAACGATCCGCCTGAGCAGGCACCGCAATCGTCTCAGACCGACGAGGTGGCCGCTGATAGTGATACCGCATCGCCACCGAACATTGCTGCCAATGTGCCGCTCACTGCTGAGAATTTTGAACTGATTCGCCAGATGGTGATGGAAGCCACAGGGCGACCACAGTCAGGGCAGCGGACGATCCCGGTCTCGCCCCAACCGTCCACGCTCAACCCGCAGGTCGCCAATGCAAGTCCAGTTGCATTCGATCCCGAACCCACGTCGCAGATCGACACATCGCAAGACGCTCAGTACACCGAGCCCTTGGCGATGGCAAATGATTTCATCGACCGACACAATGAAGTCATCCGAATGATTATCGACGCCTTGTCCCGACTGACCGCTGGCTACACAGTCCATCGAGCGCGACTCTCAACGATCCTCGATCGACTTGACTCCGAATCGCAATCGAACGAATACGGTGAAGGAGACTCGACATGGATGGGGTAACGTTCTACCACGGCGACTTCACGCATCGACCTTGCGAGGTGTACCCGAAACGGTTCAGTGTCCAAAACCTTCGTGGTGCCAATGGTATCACCTGGGCCAAGAAGTACACGCTGGAGATTGGTGGTGATCTCGTCGGTGCCGATGGAACCGAACTCGATGCGAACGAGGTGGTGGCCCGCATCGCCCTCCTCGACGCGGCCTACGCGGACGAGTACCAAAACTGCGGGTTCACCATGCAGGACGGCGCGACTACCGTTCACACGTTACTGACAAACGACGCCGCGAACCTAACTGGCAACCGCATCGTCTACCGTTCATGGGAGCACCTTCACCCAGGCGAGCTTGCCAACACCCGGTCTTTTGCTGTTCGCTTTGAAGCCCTGTTTCGACACGACAACGGCCCCGTGTTTCAATACACCGAGCGAACGCGCAAGTTTGGAACCGGCGGGCCAATGTGGAAATTGTACGAAGCCGCCAACGGAACAATCCAAAAAGTATTCGTCACCCCCAAAACCAAGGTGGTTCACATCACTGCGGGCGAACTGGTCAGTGGCGTCCCGTTGCCGCCAACCGACCCGCTCTGGCCCCTGGAAGAACAAGGGTGGCGGCGAGAGATTGAGATCGGAACGCCGGTCGACCATGGTCATCCGACCGGCAAGTTCACGCACTACCGTACCCGCTGGCAATACCACTTTGAGAGACTGGGTCCAAGCGCTCTGACCTCGACACCGAGGTACGCGTAATGCTCTCGATCAATCTCGCTGGGTTCCCTCCGGTTGTTCGCGCCCGCGTACGCGGCAGTTGCAATAGCACTCCCGGGCGTGCGACGGTTGAATGCGTTGTCGGAAACGGCACCGCCCCGCCATGGCCTGACATGACGACGCTCACGATGTCTGACGGATCAACGTCGCTCTCCTGGGGTGACATGCGGGTCGTCAAATCGCCTCGCGTTCGTGGCGGTGTGATGAGGGTTGTGCTCGAAGACAGTCGTTGGAAGCTGCGAGAGACGATCCTTGGCGGCGATTACAATCAACTCGATTCGTCCGGTGTATCGCTGGTTGCTTCCCAGACGACCATGTCGGCGCTGGCTTCGACCGTCGGGTCTAAATCGTTCCTCGACGTGGTGGCTGGCGGGGTGATTCCCGCATACACACCACCGGCTCCGTGGGGCGGATCGCTGGCATCGCAAGCACTCGACGGGTTGTTGCGGGACGCGGTTTGCCGACTTCATTACGATCCGACGACCGGACGGTATAGCATTTGGTCGGCCGGAACCGGCAACTACCCCGCCCTCGCCAATCGCTTGTACTCGCCCTCACCCAATCGCGGAATCCGAACACTGTACGTTCGCAGCGCACCGATCCTCTACGAAGCATCCATGATCGCGGAGGCCGTGGTGGAAGATGGCACCGGGCAAATCGTCAACATCTCCGCACATGACCCCGATGAATACTTCAGCGGATTCCCCTCAATCGCCGACCCTGTCCTCCAAAGAAAACTCAAGGAGGGTGCCTTTCGATTGTGGCAAGTATCCGCCACCAACAAGCGTCTCAAGAACCACCGAGCCTTGTCGTTAATCTCCGGCAGTAACGAAGCGAAGTACATGGGAGCCAAGCTGGTTCACGCCGACCTCGCCGGGCAGATGCAAGAACTCGATGTCACACTCGTGCGATCCATCTCTCACCGCGACGAGACCGGGTACGGCATCTACTACAGTCCCACGCCGTTTCTTGAATCCTCGGGCGCCAGCCTGAAGACCACAGCGGAAATCATCGCGGCCTACAACACTGACTCAAACGCCGGACTTCAACGTGAGATCGTCACTCGAGCCGTCTCGTCCACCGGGTCTGATCGCGCAATCAATGTCCACTGGATCCGACCGATTGACTCGTCCCAACCGGACGTGCCTGCGAGCCAATGGACGACGCACCTCAATGCGGTCGCCAATGCCTTGCAAACCTCCTTCGCGAACAACCCTCACACGGTCACGCTGCCGGGACTCGTCGCATCGCCGCCTAGCGGTCACATCGGAGCCTATGAGTATTACGCACAGATCCAACCGACCGCCACGTTGCTCACACGATTCGCTCTCGACTTCGACGCCAGCCCAGGAGACATCACCTAATGACAATGGGCGAGGGAACCGTATGGATGGTCGAGGCGAAGACGGGAGTCGGAGCAAGGGCCGCGTCGCAGGGCGAAGTCTTCCAGGCACACGCGTTGCTATTGGCCGGCAGTGATCCCGCGAGCGTATCCAAGAACTCTAAGTGGTTCGACGTGGTCAATATGTCGATCAAAAGGGTCTGCCCCGGCGATCGAATGCCGGTTGCCAAAACACAACAAGGCCACTACATCACCGTCGCCATGCAAGTCGGTCGTGCCATGTTCGCGAAGTTCGCCAAGAACGGCGAGTCGTGGGACGTGGTCGACTACTGGCAAGGCGAAGACCCATCTATCTGCGACGAGCCAACGGTGGTGTTCGATTTCGATTCTAGTTGCCTTCAAGATGGTGCTGAAGTCGTGGCAAGCTACGACCCCGAGAACGATCAATACCGAGCCATCGCAACAGAATCGGCGATGCTTGGCCCGGCTTCGGATGTTACCGTCGTCGATGGTGCCGATCCTGGCATCCACTGGTCGACCGGCAACTGCGGTCAATTGGATTACGCCGTCCGAACAATCAAAGCATTCCGTTGCGGGGAAGACGAGGAAGCCGATCCTGATCCGAATTTGATCGAGAAAACCGCTCCATGGAACGGGACCATTGGCACGGTACTCGTCGGCGCTTCGATTACAACCAACGGTGCGGGGAATCCATGTTTGACATACACGACTGCCTACTCAATGATCTGCTCGGTGTCACAAGGGACACCAGATCCAATCGAGATCTGTGGACATCCTTGCTGCGATAAAGTAGTCTACTACAATCGCTACGCTTCCCCAGGAGCGATCCCAGCCGAGGCCACTCATGTCGGCCAATACACCGAAGGCTACGTGACTGATGAAGTAGCCGAACAATGCTTCCTGCCTGCCGATGCACCGGCTGGCTGGACTCAAGGATTCGCTGAGGAACTTGGTGCTGGGTTCACTCGAAACGCACTTCCCCCTGAATGCTGCCCACCCGAAGAAGGAGTTTAGATGACCAGTCTAGTTCCCCAGTTCCGTAACGGCATTCCCTTGTTCGTTAAGGGCAAGCTGTCTTTTTGCGAGGAGGATTGTGATTGCCAGCCACCTAATCCGTGCGAGCCATGTTGTGGATTCATGTTCTGGCAAGACAACAAGCCAGGCGAACCTGAACCGGTAGTATGGGGCGAGTTCAATGCCAACGGCGATCTATTCGAGACATTGACATACCCTGGTATATCAGACGCAACCGTCACAGAGACGATTACAATTGTCGTGCCAACTAAATTCAGTCGGTATATTTGCGAGGGGGAGGATATCGAAATTGAACTGACCTACTCAACCGACTACATCCTTCCTAACATCGGTGCCGACAAGTATTTTCCTGACGTGGTTCCGGTTATCCAGTGGGATCGTTCGTGGACGGCAAATTGCAATGTAATGCCCAACGGAGGTTGCGACCCTGGCGTCTCGATCGATGTAAACAAAAAGGGATTGATGGAGAACTGGGCTAACGATGTTGAGGAGATGTGGCTTCAGTTGACCTACACTGCTTGCTACCATGAGTACGAAAACGATCCGGCAGAACTGGTAGTAGGAAGCAGAAACTACGGCACCGCTCGGAAGTTGCGAGTCGTGCCATGCACGCCAGAAGTGACTTGCTGTCCTCATCCTTACGAGTGCGCTGATTGCTGTCTCTATTTGACGAGTTCTAAAATCCTCGCGGGCATTCGCGGTTTGTCTGTCAGAGAGGTCATGAGCGATCCGGCCCTTGATATCAAGGAGGGCTTGGACAACATGGTAGATGAAGAGAGTATTATCTACTACAAAGAGGATCCAACAGGCGCGAGGATGTACGTGATTGCCACACCGGCTGGAGGAACAAAAAGGACAGTATGTCCGCTTGTTTCTGGGTTAGATGATCCAACGAATGCGGGCAATTTCATTGAACTGGAAATTATCTACATCCCGTCGAGTCTTAATCCACGGATCGTGTGGAATCAAGAAATGTGCATTAGCTTTCACCCTGACGTGTGGGAGTTAGCTGGAAGCTCCGACTCTGGGTGCGATGCGTTTGAAACAGTCTGTGTACCAACTGATCCCGATGATGTCGACGTACCTGGGTATAGCTGGACAGCCACTCTTTTACTGAAGTGCTATCCGTTCGGCGGTGCGCCACTAGACATAGCCAGAATGGCAGACATTGTCGTACAAATATCCGACCAAGACACTAACCCAGACGGTCAGCCGTACACGTTTTTTGAGGGCATGGGAATCACGATTCCATTCGGATACTGCGGCGCAAACGACTACGAATGCTGCCCTGACATAATCCCTGAATGCGAAGATTGTTGCATGATATTTGATTCAGCAGCCGGTCATATCTATGATTTGTCCGTTGATGGTGAAATAAATGCCACCATGCCTGTTTGTGATGATACCGGAGAATTGATTGGCTCACTAGGAATCTCTATTTTCGGGGACAAGCTATGCAAAGGTGCTGGCATGATTGTCAGTGTCGATAATGCCGGCGGCATGGAAATCGAAGTGTGCATTGAAGTCACTGGAGATTTCGAGGGGTTTGCTGATGAAGCACCGGAAGCTGACTCATTCCCTTCAATCAGCAAATTCTGCTGGGATCCCGCACCCGCAGTGATGAGTGTTACGAGAGTGGCTAAATGCAAGGATTTTTATGCGGGGGCTACGGTAGTAATTACGGCGGGTAATTCGCTAGCCACTTTTGAGTGGAAAGGATGCCCCGAGACAAGCTGCTGCTGCGAGGAATACGTTCCCTGCTGCGGCGGAAATTGCTATGTTCCTGATGCAACCAACATTACACAACTGGAACTCATTTCTGACCTCGACGATGGCCGTCAAGAAATATACGATCAGAACGGTCCTAGTTTTTGGATCCATCCAGAATCAACGATTGACGTGTCTTTGTGGAACTGTCCAGAAAAACTTGTGGATAAGCCGCGATGTGATTGGTATGTGCCGATCGAACAGCGGGCAGGAAGTGATACTGTATTTTTAACGGGCGTGTGGATTAATGGTATATTGGCGGCAGACTTAATCGTGGGCGCAGGAGCCAGCACAACACCACGGAACCCCCGATGGCAATTGCTAGGTCACCTCCTGAACGCACCGCCCGGTGACGAAGATTGCTATGGAGAGATCACTGTGACCTCCCGAACCAATTCGCCTCCGGGAGATAGCGTTGCCACTTTTACATCTCAAGGCCCGTATCCATGGCCTACCGGAATGACGTGCTTTGATGATTGGGTCGTTTGGGAAGATGACCTTTTTGGCCCGCGTGTCTTGTTGTCGGAATTCCCTGACGGTTTTTTTGATGGGCTGGCGATATGAATCCTTACATCGAAATGCGGCGAGCTGGCTACCTAATCACACGTCATTCCGACGATCAGATCCTCGTTCGACCAACGCCAGACGCCGAATGGCTTGAGTTTGCTAAAACACATAAACCCGAGATACTTGCATTCCTTCCCGCTAAGAAGGAAGACGAGGAGCGTGTTGAAGCCCAAGTCGCTAAGGCAATCAGCAAACCACTGGGCGGCGTCGGGACAGAACTGAAAAAGCTAATCCCCGATTGGTTTGAGAAGTCAGGCTGTGGTTGCAACGACTACGCACGAAAGCTCGATCGCAAGGGAGTTGATTGGTGCGACGAACACAGGGCCGAAATCGTTGAACACTTGGTCAAACAGGCCACCCAGACATTCCTTAAAGTCCTCGGTAAAGCATTCAACAAACTCGGCGCATCGGCGTTGCTTGCCACAGCGATTAGTCGATCGCGACTGCGGGACATCAAGGCTAACGGACTGCACCCTGCAAGCGACGCTCTCACGTTGGTCACGTCGCTGTCGACTACCTGCATTCGACGGCAATTGACATGCTTGCGAACGTGGCAATACATGGGATTCCCGATCATTGCACAGCAAGTCGATCAAGAAGAAATCGACCAACTCGCTCCCCTGTTCCCCGACGTGACGTTCAAGATCGCGGAGGCAGTCCACGAAAACAGGGTCACAATTCAATCACTGGCACAGGAAGCGAAAGAACAGCCCGTGCTAATCCTCAACGCTGACTTGGAAATTTATGCCGAGCAATCAATGTTCATTGAGCATTGGGCCGGTGGAACGGATTGCCGCATTGGCTTTCGCTGGAACTACGACGACATCCAATCTTGCACCCAAGAGCCCTGGGGTATTGATGCGGTGAGAATCACTCCGGCTATGGTGCCCCATATCGTCGAACCTACACTGCGACTCGGTTTCCCCGGTTGGGATTGGTGGTTGCCAACTCACTTGGAAAAAGCGGGGTTCCGTTTGTCCCGAGTGAACACTCCTGAACTCTTTCACCAGAACCATCCGACAACATGGGAGCCTCGCAGGAGCCTAGACGAACAAGCAAGGATCGAAGCTGACTATGGGATCACAGTTGACGAGATGAGAGAGATGGCATCAAAGGACCGAAGCGGATGGAAGTGCAGTGTTACTTTTTGACCATTACCCGAAAGCCGCCGGAACGACGATCCGAACGTGGTTGCTCGAAAACTTCACCGACGCTTCCGTGGTATTCAACATCGACGACCTTGCACCGGGATTCACTAGCGGTGACTTCCGATCGCTTCCGAGGCACGAACGACACCGATTGAAATTGGTGATGGGACATGATGCCGGTGGACTCAGGAAAGAAATGCAGGAAGGCACCGTTTGCGTGACAGTCATCCGCGAACCAATCGGCCGACTTCTCAGTTTCTACCACTACGCCAAACAAACGCCGTTGATGGGAAACTTGCACGTTGATGCAAATTACATGGACGTGACTTCGTATGCCGTCAAGCATGGCCTGACTCACGCCCTTGGGAAATACTACGGCAGCGTGGATCAAGTGCAGGCCAAATACGAGATAGTGGGTGACTCGGCAGACTTGCCTGAGTTTTGTAAACGGGTGCAAGATCGTATCTCGCTGCCCGTTGGGTTCACCGGCGAGCGACTGAACACGACACCGCACCCGCAAGCAGCATCCTCAGAATTACAGAACCTATGCAAGTCGGATGTCGATTTCTACCAGGAATTGATGGGCCGCGTCGTCAATGCCTGACAACGCCAGGAATTTCACGCTTAGTATTTTGATAGACCATTTGCGTTTGAGTGATACAATCACACCGAACTCCAGCACCTACCCAGAGAAGAACCATGGATCCCAACACTCGACAACAGCGTCCCAAGATCAAAAGAAAGATCGAAAACCCTGCTGACGTTGCAGAAGGCAGCAACATTTCGTCGCTCAGTCGGTTGATCGCCGCCAACCCGATCACGTCCACGCCCGCTCGTGATGCGTCGGTGGCACGCACCAAGCGAACGATGGACAGTCTTCAAGGCGTGCAAGCCAATCTGGCATCTCCCACCTTCGGCATGGATACGCTCAACCGTGCTGGCAATTCCGCCAACACGCCGTCGATGATGGCACTCGGAACCGCACCGCTCGCTGTTCCCGGCCAAGCCGCCGGAGCGATGCAGTATGTCGCCAACCCGCGAAGCGCCGCCGGTGCGTTGGGCAGTACGGATCAATACAACATCACCACGCGGCGAGGTGCTTCAACTCCCGGTCCCGCAATGGGTAACCAAGGTGCGATCAGTGCCGCCTACGCAGCCCGCAATGCAAACCATGTCATGCCGTCGGTCCCTCAGGGTGACCGGGTTGCCCAGGGCATGAGCACAGATCGATTGTTCCCGAGCCCCGGCGATGCTGAAAACAAAGCCAAGTTTGAAGGGATCAAACTGGGTCGTGCCGCGCAGAAAGACAAGGCTCGCGACATGCGGATGCAACGGGCTCAGTGGCGAGGTGCGATCGGATACAACTCGCCCGCGATGGGTGGCGGTTACGCTGGTCGACGCAGCCCGATCTTTGACTCTGAGGGGAACATCGATCAGATGGCAACGACCGCGGCAAGTCAAATGGCGAGCAACCCGAAGCTCTCGGCACTGGCAACGCAGGCCAACCGCGAACTCGGCCAAGGCGATCGGCGATTGAGCCAACTGGCGACACAGGAAGCGAACCGGGACGCATTGGCCCAGCTGCGTTTCGGACTCGACGAGACCCTTGGTAACGCGAAGATCACCGACATGACGGAAGGTCGACGGATCGAAGAACTAAACATCGGAAATCAGTTCACGCTCGGGCAAGAACAGAATGCCAATCAGACTCAGACGATTGAAAACCAGGGGACGTACCAAGCTGGTCAAATTGCCAACGACCAACGTCGCCTCTCTGACCTCGACGCACGGACTCAGATGGAACGCGATCGCATGAAGTACGAAGAGGGAGAAACCGCGTCTGATCGGAAGATGCATATCAACGGAATGGGTGGATACGATGGCGAAAAGGCCGCCCGTGCCGCCATCCAGTTCGGTCAAATGCCGATCGATCAGCAAGACGCTTACACTTCCACGCTGGTTGGCCGCAGCCCAGAGGAACGTCAGGCAATGGCTTTGCAGATCCAACCGAGCCCTGAAGCCTACGCTCGCATGTACGAAGCCAATAAAGAAGACAGCACATGGTTTGGTGAGTCTCCCGAAGACAAGGCGATCCGCAAAGCACGTCGCGATGCCGGGCTCGCTGGCTTACGTGGGTACGGGATCAACCCCGAAGCGACCCCGGCCAACCCAACGCCCAAGCCGTTCCGAAATCCCATAACCTCAATGCCGATGGTTATGAATCCGATGCTGAGCCTTTAGCTGCAAAGGCAATGATCGCCACACCGGTAGCAATAAACACTGCCGGTAGAGTTCGATTATGCAGTTGCACGATAGCGAGCGAAGATCGATCCATGTTTGTGACGTACGAAGGACCGCTTAACGTCCTGCCGTCTTGCCGACAAGTGAAAGCGGCATAGAAAAAAACTAAGCCTGCTACCACCAAGAGAGCCCTCTTTACCATGTCCATCTACGATCTCCCTGTTGCCACTGCAACACGCCCCGGCCGTCTTCGTGGCCGATCGATCTATGACAACGCCGGGTACGCTGCGCCGCCGATCGGTTTGGGCAATCTGCCCTCGCTTGCCGCCCCCACCATGCGAGTCGCGGGAGGGGCAGCATCGATTTACGATACACCAAACCTGCCACCGATGCAGCCAGTTCCCGGTGCCGACCAGGCTGGACCCGCTGCGATGGGACCGCCAGTGGATCCCGACGATCCGTCTCTGTTCGCTCAAGCCCGCGACGTGGGACTCGGCGGATTGTCCATGCTTGGCAACTTACTCGACATTCCCGGTTCCATGGTTCGGGACGCTCTGACGTGGATCCCAGGCGGCATCGCGGCCCGCAATCCGTTAGACCAATTGCTCTCGCCGCTGTCCGACCAGAATCGCACGACGGGCGAGGAACTACTTCGCCTGGATGAGTGGCAACCGGATTCGTGGTACGGATCGGTCGGTAAGTTCGGGGCTGGAATGGCTGCGGAAATTGCATTGGACCCCCTCACTTACATAACGCTCGGTGGAACCGCGCTGACGAAAACGGGTGGTCAACTGGCATCGCGGGCGGGAATGATGGGCGATGCCGCAAACGTCGCTAACCGCAAACTCGCAGCCCAAGCTGCCGAGGCCGGGACCGACGCGGTGACCGTCGGCGCGAGAGAAGCACGGCAACTGGTCAATCCCCGCGAACTGGCGGCAAACCTCGATGAAGCCTCGCGTCGCAAGTTCCGTGACGGAACGACCGGGGACATCCTCGACGATGCTGTCGAAACCGTTGCGCACACAGACGGCCACCCCATCGGCGTCGAAGAACTCGTGCGGTCCTACAACGGCATGAACGCTCGCGCCATCAAAGCCGGCGAGATGCCCGCTGCCAGTTTGTCCGACGACATGATCGATGCGTTCCGCACGGGAACCGCGTCGACCGATGACCTGCTCGCTCAATCGAACATCCCGGCTGATTACCTCGACGAAGCGATCGGTGGAAACTTCCGGTTCAAGGTTCCGTTTGCGAACAAGCCGATCAACATCCCGTTCACCGACAGGGCCATCCCCGACGAATTCGTTTTCAACGACCTACGGTTGCCGATCCCTGGAAAAGCCCGCGAACTTGGCGGGTTGGGTGCGAGAGCAATTGGTGACCTTCCGATCCCGAAAACCGACAAGCGTATCCAAGACCTGATCCCTGATTTTGCGAGAGACCTGCCCGGCATGGCCGCTGACGGGCGCATCGAAGGGCGAACGATTGCGCGTGCGATGGACAAGACCGCCGATGCGGTGATGAATAACCGTCCAATGCTGACGGTGTCTTCGATGTTTGACCGAGTGGGTCGCGAAGCCAAGCACAAACTTTCCCGTGCCGCTGCCCGTGAATCGGCTCAACGTGGCGAAGAGATGGCTCGTGTTGTGCGAGAAGAAGCTGCGGGACCAATGGCTGATGCTGACAAGAAAATGCAAGCCTACAGCCGAACCGAGGGCGTCACACAACAAGACGTACTGGACACTCAGTTCGATATTTTGGATCGCATGGAGGGAGCCTTGACCGACGATCAACTTAGTCCCGTTGCTGCTCAGTTCCAGCCTGCGATGGACTTCTTCACCAACGCCTTCCGCACGCAAGCCGATCAAGCAGAGGCGTTCGGCCAAAACCAACAACGGTTGCGTGAAGGCATCTCGTATGAAGTCCCCAAGGTCAACCCTGACGGAACCGAGGTTTTAGGCAAAGACGGAAAGCCCGAAATCGAAAAGGTTGTTCTGCAAAGTCCCATCGAGTATGTGCCTCGTAACCGGCAAAACGAATCGGGAGTAATGCGCCGCGTTGGCAATGCCATGAGCAAATCGGGACGGATGATTCAACCCGACGGATTCACCAAGGGCCGCGACGAGGCGATGCGACACCTTCGGACTTCGCAAATTCAACGCATGTCCCTTGACAAAAAGTTCGCCGGTCGCGCTGACCGTGGAGTCCTGGGTGGAAAGCGATCGCGAGAACTCGCGGCAGGAAACACCGGGCAGTTTCCCGACACGGGCGTCATGGGAAGCTCGCTGCTTGAACGCGATACACCCGAGTGGGAACAAGCGTACTCCGCGTTCAAGAAAGCCTACCCGCCCGCAAAAGACTACATGCGACTGGCCGAACGTGGAGAACTCAAGGACATCAACGGGAACCTGGTCGAGTGGTCACCTGCGCTTGACGAAGCCCTCGACGACAAGCACCGGCAATTGTTCAGCAAGATCACACAGCTCGATCGCGCTCAGGTCGAGCGTGGTGTTCCGATGTTCGACACCAACGTCTTCCAGGCTGGATTGAACCGACTCGAGTCTGGCTACCAATCCGCTGCCCAGGAACTCGGAACTCGAAAACTGCTATCCACGTCCGCACGATTGGCGAAACCACGTCCAGTTGCCGAACAGTCGGCCGCTCCCACAAGCAAACTTGCCTCCACCTCCGGTCGCAACATCGATTCAATGAACCTGCTTGGCGAGAACGGTGAGAACCTTGAACGTCTCGGACTCAATCACGATCGCGGAAAACAGAAACTACTGGGCGAATTGGCCGAACAGGGGCACGACATCGACGGCATGGCTGAATCGATCATGGCACCGAAGCGTGATAAAATTGCAACTGAGTTGACCGAACTGATCGCCAGGAACTCGGACACGCCCATTGCTGACCTGCAAGGACCGATTCGTGAGGCACTGGACAATGACCCCGATTCACTGCTGGCGGCGATCACCACCGACGAAGCGATGCAGGAGCGGATCGGGAAGTTGGTTGACAAGTACACCAACGTCGAGGCCAAACCCGATGACATCTTGAAGAAATTCGAGATCGACGCGGACTTAGGCAACGACATGATGGCCGTCAACACTCGGTTTTCCACGCCCGAGGAAATCAAAGCGTTCACCGAAGCGTTAGACGCATTCACCAATATGTTCAAGACCAACGTCACCGCCGCGTTCCCCTCGTTCCATACGCGGAACTTGTTCTCGGCCATGATGCAAAACGCACTCAACGGCGTGACCGACACCTCCGCTACGCGATTGCGAGATCGATTCTTCAAGCCGTACTCGGATGCTCGAAAGGTAATCAATGGCGAGGTTCTTGCGGACGCGAATCAACTACCAGGAATGGAAAAACTCTCACCCGAGGAAGCCACCGAAAAGTTCCGAGATGAAATCTTTGCCCAGAAAATCATTGATGCCACGGGCGACCACAACGACATCCCCGGCCTACCATCGGGTGGCGCGATCGATGCTCGGCCCGGTCAATCGCGTGGTCGTGCGGCGAACTTGCCTGAAAGCAAAGGGTGGGACTTGGTTGAAAAGATTCCATTTGCTAGGAACTTTGCCCGCAACGTTCGCGAGGCGTCATTGCCACCCAAAAAAACCCGATGGCGGGACACGTTCAACCCGCTCGAAAGTTCGGCCGTTCGTGGCACACGCGAAGGCACTGTGAAGTACGGCGGTGAGCGAATCGGTCGCGCCCTCGGTAACGAGATTGAATCCACGGTTCGGATCGCCCCGTACATTGCCTTTCGTCGACAAGGTTTCACTGCATCAGAAGCCGCCAAAAAAGTTAAATCACTTCAGGTGGACTACAACGACCTAACCAGAACAGAACGCAAAGTGATGCGGCGTGCTGCCCCTTTTTATTCGTTCAATAAAGGAGCCACCAAATACCTCGCGGGTGAATTATCCACTCGCCCCGGCGGCCCTGTGGCGATGACGATCAAAGCCGCCGAGAACGCATCGGGCAACGACCCCGGCACGCCCGAGTACATTCGCGACGGACTCAACATTCCGCTTGGTGGTGCGGCAGAGGACGGATCACGGAACTACCTGACTGGTGCCGGCCTCATGCACGAGCCTCCTGCTCAACTGCTTGGTAATAACATCCAAGAGACATTCTACAACGCAGCCAGCATGGCGCATCCGATCCCCAAAGCGTTGATCGAATACATCACCGACGAGTCCCTGTTCCTGCGGGACGGCAAGGGAGGCGGACGCGACCTGGACGACATCGACCCGCCCGTTGGCGGCACACTCCGTAATATCGGCCAATTCACGGGACTACTGGACAAGGAACGCCGTTCCCCCATTGACCTGCCGATCCCATTCGAGAAAGAGTTTGAACTGGCTGTCGCGAATTCGCCCGCTGCCCGATACCTGTCTCAGATTCGCAAGGCGACGGACAATCGAAAGAACCCTCTCGAAAAGCTGTTAAACGGCCTAACTGGATTCAATGTCGCCACGGTCGAACCGAATGACCGCGATGCGGTCCTGCGAGAACAACTGGAGCAACTTCTGCGAGACATGGGCGGTCGAACCTTCAGCCAAGCGTACATGCCCGATACGACACTCGCTGAAATGGGAATGTCGCAGCAAGACCAAGTCGCGAAGATCAAGGAAGCCCTCCGTCAGATCAACGCACGACGACGAAACAGCAGCGATTGATCGAACGTGTTACCCTGCGCCGCGCAGGGTAATTACTTGTTAGGACGACGACCGCCGACCTAGTTTGTAAATCCACACGAATGGCCGCGACAGCAACCAAAACGCAGCATAAATCGGCCATCCGAAAATGACCGCCTCGTCCGCGAGTCCCTCGGCACCATCGCGGATTCCATCGGTACGACCAGCCGCGAACGCGCATCCAGCGACATAGATCACGAACGCGACAACGCACCACCAAAACGTGTTCATCGCCCCACACCTGCGTCGGCCTGCTCTACCGCTTCCATGTATCTCGCTGCTTCGCCGCAAACTATCAACGCTCGATGGAATGCGTGAGCCTGTTCGATTGTCTCAAACTTTGCCACTACCCTCGGTGAATGATTCGGCGATGACTCGCAAGTAATGAACGACGGTGCTCCGGCCACATCGAGCATCTTGATTGCGTCTACTGCTTCCTGACTCATGGTCGCGATCCTAACAAGCCGTTGAAAAAGACGACGGCTTTAAGTTGGTTGGTTTGGTTTTACGTCTTCTCGCCGTCGCTTTTTAACGGCAGCGTTACGACGACTCTCGCCTTTGATTGCACGCATAACAAACGTCGCCCATGTGCATCGTCTTTCGCCCGCAATGCTTACAGCGTATCTCACGGAACTGCCGCAAGTTTCTGACGTTGTCGTTCATTGGTGGCTCAGGTGCTTCTAGCATCGCTGCAATCGCCTTGCGAATTGCCGTGGATTGTTTTACGCCGTGCTCATCGCACCACGCCTCAAGCGGCTGGCGAAGATCGCCGAGCCGCACTGTTGAAAAGACTGTCAACGAGGTTGTCTTTCCGATCGTTGAAAGCGTCAGCAACATTCGCGTACTAACGCTCACGTTCCTGGGTGTTCGTTTCACTGCAATCGTGCCAAATATCTACGGCGGAGGGCCGAGCTACGGGGTAGCTGAACGCAGTATTTTTAACACTCAGACCTGGGATTACTATTCGGATTCCGGGGTTGAAATCGACGCTGGCGAATATGCCGGTTTGATCGGGCCGCGAACACAAATAGAGTGGGGCGGCGGGTTTCGCGAATGGCGATTTCAACCAGTGTTTGAAACAACCACTGTCGATTTAACAACCATTAAAATGAATTTCGAACGCAAATGATTTCTAGGAAGATTGATCGGAGTCATCTACGGCGATGTCTGCCAATTTGCCACTTATGCCAGCACTTTGCTGCATACGATTCAGACGGAAATTGTGGGTGTTTGTTACTGCGATCAAATTACAACATTTGCCCAGGCAAGATCGGCAAGCACTTGCTGCACGGCAAAGGATGCTTGGCCAATCCGCCGTTGTTCTTGTCTGCGAAAACAGAAAATCCCCAACACGCCGCATCACTGCGCGCAGGGGAATAACAAGTTCTCTGGATCTTCTTTACACGAAACACATGCCGAGCGTGCATTGCTGCACCTTTTCTGCCGATTCGTCGTAGTCAATATCCGCTTCGGCTAGAGGCACTCGACTGTGATGCAAGAAAACACCGCCTTGCTCGTCCGCTTCGCGAACTTCGCTGTCCGTTTCAATGGCTTTCTGCCATTGCTCGGGGTAGTTGTCACGGATGTCACGCCATTCGGCGTTGCGCTTGTGCGGGCACATCCAGCAAGACGACTGCTTAGGCAACGGCCAACCAAACTCTTTAATGATCGTTAAACATGAGTGAGTGTTTAGCATCAAATCGACCAACGGACAAACCGTTGTCCATCGACCTTCGGTCTTGTGATGCAAGCCCTTCCATCGCTTCTTTTCTTCGATTCCAAAGCCTAGCCAACGCGTTCCGCCCTTGATTCCTTTGGCCCGCAAGTGTCGATCAACGACACGTTTCTTCCATTCGTTACTGCAATATGTTTTCAACTTTCCGGTCTGTGTGAACACAGGGAGCAACAGATCACCGTTGCCGGAATACATGTCGACCGTGGCTAGATCGTGGCTTGCCACTTCGACAGGACATCCGAGTTCGGTCATCATCGGTTGAGTGTACTTTTCGAGGTATTCCCATGTCGTCGGATTTTCTCGGCTGGTGTCTGCCATTACGACAACATCAGGCTTCGGCAAAACGCCTTTGGCTATCATGATGCACATCGCAACGGTTTGGCGACCTCCACCGTAGTTGAAGACCAGAGAACAATTTGTTGCTGCGGATTTGCCGATTAAGTTTATTGGTTTGGTCATAGTTTTTTCTCGCGATGGCGGGACAATTCGAGCGTTACCACGACCTACGTGGCCTTCAAAAATACGATCCAATGTGATTTGTAATGCTTCCCGTACTTGCTGCCGAAAAGCGGTTTCTCGGGTGTCAGCTTGAGGATGTCACCCACCGACACCTCGTCTTCGTTCCACTTAAAAACCAACGTTCCTTCTGGCCGCAACACTCGGAAACATTCGCGGAATCCCGACGTTATTTCCTCCCGCCAATTTTCGCCAAGCGTTCCGTACTTTTTCGCTATCCAGCCTTTCGCACCGTTCCGGCCGAAGTGCGGCGGATCGAAAACGACCAACGCGAACGTATCATCCGCAAATGGCATGTCCGTAAAGTCCGCGATCAAATCAGGATCGACGATCAACTCACGACTGCCGCCCTTGCTGGACTTGTCCGGCAACGTGTGGCGCTCGCTTCGCTTGTCCATGAACGTCGCTCGTTCGTCGTCACGGTCGAACCAAAACATCTTGCTACCACAACATGCGTCGAGTACAGGCGTGGTAACAATTGATTGATCCGGCATTGCGGTTACGTCTTTCGGTTTGGGTTTAGTCTTCCGCTCGCGACCACATATCGCAAGCGTTCACAAAATCCGGTATCCACAGGCTAAAGCTACGACCTCGGTTCATTAACGCAATCGCGCGGGACGCATGGTAGATGTCGGGCCTCAATGTTCTCTCGGCGCCCATCGTAGTCCATGGCACCTCCACTGCGTAAGTCTCGCAATGAGATCGCTTGATCGCTTTCTCCGACCCAGTCTCGAACATCTTCCAGAATGGATGATTGTCTCGAACCGGGAACGCGTACGTGATCGCTGGAATCACCTTTGTTTTCAGTTCACGACGGTTCCAGTGAATCAAAAAGAAGCAAGCCGAACCGAACGACGCACGTTCGTACATGAACTTCAGTTGACGTGACCTCGCCTTTCGCATCTCAATGCGATACTTACTCAAGTCGAAACTGGCTTGGCTACAAACCTTCGCATCGAAGACAACTTCTTGCTGAGGTGTTCCGAACACGCCCTGGTAATCCGGCAACGATGCGATGAGTCTCGCACGAACTGACCCATCAGGAAACCTCTGCATCGGCACCGCAAACACACCTGGTTTATCGACTGCCATCGCCCGCTCTTGCTTCAACCATGATAATCGCGGATCGATCAAATCTTGGAAGCCGGTTCCGGTTAGATGATCTTCGCAAGTGACAAGTGGTTCTGTCTCCATCATGATACCGTCCTTACTAAACCGTCCATGGAAATCCCAGCGGACTCGATAGCTGGTCGCTGAGAAGGTTTATTTGGAATCCTGGGTAAGTTTGCACGAGAGGGATCGCACGCAATACGGCGAGGCACAGGCTCTTGCAAAACACCGTCTCGCACCTCTGCTTGACCAAGGCCCGGCAAACAAGCCCCCGCCTCGCCATCGCACCCTTGCCTCCGAAACGACTGATACGCCTTCAGGAAATTCAATCGGTACCACTTCTCATCTTCGGTCGTGCCGCAACTCTCCAGCGCTGCCGGCCAGCCGCCGAGCACACGAATCGTCGCATTGATCGCACGGTCCTCGAAATCGACGCTCTTGTACGAACCCAGCGGCATCGCCTTCAGGACTTCAGACCAAGCCGCGATCGCCAGATCCTCCGTCGATCCGCCTTGACACGCTTGCCGAACCTCTGCCGGAACCGGCAACCGAGACGACGTGGCGATCAACGTCGCAACAGCCTGCTGAACCTCCGCGAGACCCAAGTCCTGAAGCCCGAGCCAGTAACCCAGCAACCGAGCCCGAGTTCCCTCCTGGCCGAACGTCTCGAGCATCGCTGTGATCGTCACCGCGAAATCTTTTTTGTCTGCCTCAACCATTTGCAAAATCCTTGATCGCTTGGGCACTGTTTTCGACGCGCTGCTTGGCAAAAGTTTTGGGGCCATCGCGACTCTCGGGACGGCCACCAAAATCCCATCCGGCCCACCCGTTGGACATCGCTCGCTTGACCATGACCCGAAGCGACTCGAGACCATGTTGGTCAGCGAACTCTCGCATCGATACACAAACAGCCCTCAGGCCGCGAGGCTTGTACCCCTGACGCCGTTCGATCTTATATCCGACCCAGTTGTCAACTATCTCCGCAAGCTCGTTAGACGGGCACTCAGAGGCTATTATCTCGTTTGCCTTCAAATCGTCAATTTTTGGCTTGCTCGTTTTATTATTCTTAGAGTCCTTGTCCTTGTCCTTATCCTTAGCGCCTTCGGCAGACCCTTCTAAGGCGCTTGTAAGGCCCTTCTTTTCGACACCTAATTTCTCGAGTCGATTCAAGACGCTCTTGTGAACTCGGTTTTCTGGGTTCAGTTCGCCGTACTGAAAATGGCAGAACGCACGGACCCAAAATTTGCCGTCATCGAGCTTCACAATTCGGTCGCCACAGACCCCCGCAAACTCATCCCAATCGATCTCGCAACCGATCTGTAAATTGGCAATCGGCTCCACAATTTCGATGACCCCAGCGTGGTCGCATTCGTCGCAAACGAAGCCCCAAGCTAGCTTATGGCAAGGGGCTAGTGAAACGAACCAACGGTCCTTCCATTTCCCGGTTTCTGTGAATCGTTTTGCCATCGTTTTATCTCTCGAGAACCGCTTGAATTAGATCAGAATGGGATGTCGAAAAGGTTGTCGTCGGACGCGTCGGAGTCGTGCCTCGCCCAGAGCACATTCTGTCGCACGACGGACGCCACTGACTCCATGACCGTGAACGTTTGATGGGGATGCAGCTTTGCGAGCCTCTCCGCTTCGATGCACGCTTGGTGCTGCGTGTAGTGCCGGTACGTCGGCGGGCCTTCACCGAGGACCATCCAGAACTTGCGTTCGCTAATCATGATGGGCTCACCTGTTCTTCCATCGCTTCGCTCCATCGCACCCAGCCCCATCCGTAGACGTAACACTGAATGATCCCGCCGTGTTCTATCTGCAACGACTTGGCCGTTTTGCTATCAACGACGTAGCTCGTGCCTTCGCCGGGACCGTGAACAACGCGGAAGTTAAGTTTTGCACTCACGGATTCACCTCCGCTGCCGCTTCATCGACCCTGCGTTGGATACGCTTCTGTAGTCCCGCCGCGTCGTACCACGAGAGATTGAGAGCTGGATCGGATGCCATGCGACCAATCGAACGACGCACCTCATCAACCTGCTCATCAGTGTAGATAAAGACGTACCGATGTTCGTCTTTGACCAGCGTTAGGATGCTGAACCCGTTCATGTCGCACACCCTTGCTCATCGCTCGGCGGATCGGGGTACTTGGTCACGCGGTAGGGTTCGTCCGCGAACTCATGAACGAAATTTTCATTCCCGCCGTTTTTTTGCCAAACCGCATTGGAAGTGGTTTTATTGCGAAGAGCGTCGGCGGTCGATCGCATTTGATGTGCGACCATAGCCACAACCTTCGCAGTCACGTTGCTTCCCCTGACGTCAATCTCAGTCCCGACCGGCAGTAGGTAATTGTTCCCGCGACCAGGTCCAGCCATCCATTCACCGATCTCCGGTAGTTCTTCATACCACGGGTAATAATTAGGTGGCCCGTCGACAAACTGGTAGCCGTTTTTGCAGCGAACCCAACGGCCCGCCTTTGGCTCGACGCGACGACGGTAGTGCGAGTCCTTTAAGTAGTCCGTGTCGCAAGGGTACATTCTCCCGGCCCAATCTTTAGAGATGGGTCGCCAAATCTCATCGCCTTGCTGGGGCGTGTCGGTTGCTTGGTCGATCAATCGCCAACCTTCACCTGGATCGGGTATCCGACGTTTATCCACCCCTTCCTTTTCATTCACCAAAAACGGTTCAACGCCATTCACCGGAAAACGAACGCCCTCCGCCATCAGGTCAAGGAACTCGTTGATCCATATACCCGGCACAGTTTTGCCAGCGATCTTATACAGTCGCATGGCCGCTAACAGTTCTTTCCGTCGGTGCTCGAGCCAAATGTGCCTTGGCATCAGTCCCAGCGGTGCATTGTTACTCATTTCGCTTTCTTCCTTTTTGAAACACGGATATTCTCACCTTCGACTGGGTACGCCACTCGTGCCCAATACCTCATCTTTTCCATCTTCATACCTGACCCGTTGCTGTAGAGTCGCGGGCCGTTGCGCCGGACGACTGTGAAGTAACCGCCGTCGCGAAGGGTGGCGAGAACGTGCTCCTTGTCAGGAGGCAATTCGTCTTCGATTAACACCCACTCGATCGTTGATGACTTGCTCATGATTAGAATTTCTTCCCGCCATCGGCCAACCGATGCTCTGCCTTGTGGTCGGCACGCTGCGCATTGAACGCCATCTTCTCCCGGTAGGCTCCTTCCAGATCCAATCCGTGACCGCCGCAGTAATCCAGAATGCGAATCACCGCGTCGGCCATCTCGACCTCTTCCATCTTGCGGTGCGGGAGCTTGTCATCCATCAAGTCTTTGCGAGCTCCTTCCATCGCCTCGGCGATCTCGCTGACGATCAACATCATCTGCTCGCCTCTGTTGCGTTCGATCCGCTCCCCGGTCTTGGGATCGTGCCACCATTTCAAGTTGGCTTCATGAGCCTCGGCCGCGTAGTCATTGAGAGTCATTCCCAGTTCTTCTTCCGATGCAACGTCTACGACACACTGCTGGCAAACAAAGTCGTATCCATCCCCGTAATCGTGATAGGGCTTGATCCGCCGCATCTCGTCTTCGTATTGGCACCGACCGCAGTTTCGGCACGTCCTAATAGGTACGTCGCCGTCGATGTCGCTCGGCATACGACCGGGGCTTGCCAATCGTTTCTCTGGGATTGAATTCATCCGTGTGTCCTTTCAATTGGGTCTAAAACAGGGAGGGTTGTTCCGACGAGCTTTCACCGCGATCGCGCCGGACGATCTGGACTCGCTCACCCGCAGCGATCACGTCGCCTGATTGGATGAGCGCGTCCAGGCCGTCCTGCCAATCAGACCGCTTGCCCTTGGGAGCATCGGGGCTAACCCGACAGATTCGCACCACTTCATTGAGAAGTGTTTCACGGTGAAGCGGTGCCGACTCGTGGGTCAGGTAATCAGCGAGGAATTGCTCGATGCTCATTAGCCGACGATGCTGTGGATGTCTGCCGATCCGAACACGAGCAACGTCCCATCTGGGAGCTGCGATTGTAGGCGTTCGCCGATCACCGGGATGGTGGCGATTTCCAGGTTGATCTTTCGTGGCCGGTCATCGCCGGGACGATCGTCCATGTCCTGAGCGATACGCTTGAGGGCTTGCTTCCTCGCCTCCCCAATCCGCCCGCCGTCCATCTCCGCGATAGCCGACAGTGTCAACTCTTCCATTCCGTAAACTTGTCCCATCACATCAGTCCTCTTTTCCAATTGGTTGAAGTAACATCCTCACCGCCACGCCGGCGGTTAATCCTTCTTGGCTAGCTCGTTGAGCAACTCGCCCAACTGCTTGCTTTCCGCCGGGCTCAAATCTTCATCGCCATCGAACTCGCCGCCGATCTCGATCAACGCGTCGTGACTCGATGCGGACAGGAGACGACGTTCGTACGATGCGAATGCTTCGCTCTTGCCGTCCGCTGATTCGGCGATCAGTGGCGATTCTTCTTGCATCTCTGTCGACAAGTCCAAACCGCTTCCCATGTCGCCGAGTTTGCGTCGTTGAATCCCGGTCGATCGGACGTGTCCTTCAAACACAACATCCTCGTCGTCCTTCTCAAACGCATCGCGAATCTCTGCCGACAATGGCAACCACTTGGACACACGACGGAACACCGTTTTTTTAGCCATTTCGCTCCAATCGGTTTTCCATGGCCCGTTGTTGCCAGACTTGGACCGATTGCGGATTGCCTCAACGGCATCCTTGGACATGACCTCGCACTTGGGTTCGCGGTCCTTCATTCGGACTTCGCAATACACCGCGATCACATCACCCTCGCTTTCCGGCTTGTCCTCGTCCCGTCGCAAATACCACGGGACATGATCGGCCACGATGCCTTTGCTGTACTCAAACAGGTCGCCTTCATGGACAACGTCGGCATGGATCGACGACACAACACCGGATCGGTACGCCAGTTCCACCAATCCCTTGTAGTCAATGATGAGCTGGCAAGTGGTTCCATAGGGAATCAAGTGCGCCCTGCGACCATCGGGCTCGAGTCCCCATTGGCTCAAGCTCATCATCGCCTCGAAGAACGAAGCCTGAGAACACTGGGCCAGTTTGGGAGTGCGGGTCAGTGCCGTAATAGCAACCCGCACCATCCGCTCGGGCGTCATGTGGTCAGGGAGTATCTTGGCGATCTCGTTCTTAAAATGTTCACCCGAAAGATGATCGCGAATCGTTGGGGCGGACTTCGCAATTTGTTTGTCTTGACTCATATCAATTTGATTTCTGTGGAAAGGAAGATTAGTTCGTCTTAGGTCGGATTCAGCTTGCCTCCCATTCTTTCTTGTAGTTCAGGTAATTCGGCATTGGCAGCGACAACACATCTCCGTAATGTTCGTGCTTCCAGATACCGCTCGACTCGCATCGACGCAGACCACGGAACGCCTTCTCGATCTCTTCGACCGCTTGATCGATCCAAGCCGGTTCCAATTCGTAGACCTCCACGCGATAAGGTTTCTTTTTCTCAACGCAGACGAAGTGAAACGGAACCTCGCGACCCAGCAACGCGTTGACCATGCTGCCGTACAAGACTCGTTGCCGGGCATACCCGAAGTCGGCGACCGCGTTGGCAAACCCTTTCGGTGATGCACTCCGCACGGTCTTCAAGTCGGCAACGAAACCGCCCATCGCCGTCTCGCTATATCGATCCAACTTGCATCGCGTCAGAATGCCGGTGCCCGCGTGCTCGCCGATCAACGGAACCTCGCTTTCACCTTCACCGAACAGCAGACGATTGGCCGAGTCGTGAGCACGCAAGGCGTCCTCCATGTCACGAAGCTGATCGTACGTCTCGTTCGACGTGACAACCTGGCCCTCGGGAACAACGACCGACGATCGAACCTTTTGCTCGAGCTGATCGAACTCCTCGCTTTTCATCAACACGCTGCCCTTATGCAACTTGGCCCAATCCGTGTAAGGCTTGCCACGGCAATAACCTTGCTCGTTCAACACATGATCGGGAATCCGAGTCGCGATCCGAAACTTCGAGGCGATCTTCAAATACTCATTACGCGAAACCCCGGTCACTTCGGGATCCAGCACGGTCGACGTTTGCAGCCCACCCTCGAGCGTCATCTCATGAAGGGCGGTGCCGAGCAATCTATCCGGCGTATCGCCACTGGGTTCGATCAGACCCGTGTTGTAAAGACCGTCGTACAGAGCCGGGTCATCGAGGAACCTGCTCATCTTCGAGTTACTGACGCCTGGCCCAGCGTGATACTCTTCGTTGGTGCCAGCATCAAAACGTTCAATAGCGGTGAACTGAATCACTTATCATTACTTTCATTCTTGGGTTGGGTTTGAATAATGTCATCCCGATGGATGTCGATGGTCCGATCCGCGTCGATACCGATACGAACCTTGTCGCCACGAATGTCAACGACAACGACCTTGATGTCCTTGCCAATCATGATGGCTTCACCAATGCGTCTACTAAGAACCAACACGCCACACTCCCTTTGGTGTTGAAGAACAGGACTTTCAAAACATTCGAGGCGATCGGAATCGAACCGACGCACGCCACCTTTCCGCAAACGCTTCTTAAATGGCCGCTCTACCAGTGAGCTACGCCTCGATGGGTCACAATGGGGTGGCAAATCCCCGGTTCCTACCTTTCGGTAACGTCGCTTGCTTCACCACGACGCGCCGCCATGCCTATCTACAAATCCTTGATTGGTTCGACCTCAGCTAGACAGTGGGATCAGGACTTCAAAGGTGGGGACGCATTCGACCTTGCTGACCTTCAGACCGTAGAGACTGTCGAGTTCCATCACCAAGTTGCCGGTGCGAATCTTGTCTCCGTGCTTAAAAGCGACGTTATGTCCCTTGAGCGTTTCCTTGATGGCGTCGCAAACAATCTTGCGTCGCTTCATCGCATCGTCCTGGGTCTTGTCGATCGAGGCGATCTCGTTGAGGGCTTCATCCAACATCAACGATTCATTATCACGAACATTCATCTCATTCCTTTCGAGCACAAAAAAACCCCGGTTCGTTCTGGAGTGTGCGGCCGAAACGAAACGGGGTAGGCCGAAGCCTTCAAAAGTTGAGTTGTCGACCGCACGAGTGGAAGATTAAGCGAGCGGCTGCGTGATTCCAGATCGGTGACCACGGACAATCACCGGCACCCGGCTAGCCAAGGATGGCGACGGCGCACCGAGGCTGACCGCAGGTAAAAGTTTCGGATTTCTTTGCAAACCGACAAATATCCATTTCCCCCGACTCAGGTGTCTCGATCCCCATCCATGTCGTGGTCACCAAATTGGTCACCAAACGGCGTGCGAACCAACGCTCACGCCACGAAACGCAGGAATCCCCTTGCCTCCTATACGCAAAACAGCCCACGCGAATCAGGTTCACGAAGGCTGAGAGACGGCTAGCGTAAGACAAAGGGATTTAGGATCCAGTTCCTTTACTGGAGTGCAGGTTCGATTCCTGTCAGCCCTACTTATAAGAAATGTTTCACTTTTCAAAACCAATCAAAGTCAGGAAGACTCCCGTGGTCACCAAACTGGTCACCAAATCACGATTGTTTGTACGGCGATTCATCGAAGTCGATCTTCCCTTGCAGATCACCGACGTAGAATTTCCGCGTCGTTGTCTCGCTCGAATGCCGCAGGATCTCCTGGCACAGTTGGATAGGCATCCCACGCAGGCTCCATCGCGTGACCATGCTCGACCGGAAGTGTTTGGCCGTGGCCGTCTTCGGTGGCGACCCGGGTTCGGCGATCACCTCGGCCTTGGCTCCGATCGCGGAGATCAGCTTGGACAGAGCGGTTCGGTCTTTCACTTCGCCGGTCTCGCAACGCGGCTGGTAAATCGCTTCCGTCCGATCCGCCCGCTCCCGCAGGTGCGATGCGAAGTCGTTGGTAATCCTGGCGACCTGCGCACGCCGGTTCTTCTGGGCGGAAGTCCACGACATCATCGGTGTCGGCGTGTCGAGTCCGATCGGGTAATGCCAGTCACGGCGGGTTGCGTGCATCCCCAACGGCTCTCGCATCCGACAACCACTGAGCCAAAGAGCTTCCAGGTATTCCTGAACACTCGCCGCCGACCGGGATCCAACCAGGCCCGGGCAAACGTCCTGCATCTTCCGCAGCGATTCCTCACTGATCGGGATCAACCGCATCGCAGGAAGGTTCTGCTCTTGTCGGCCACGTCTTCGATTCGGCGGCATGTATCGCATCAACTCCAGGGAAGCCGCCCACGAAAGACCGCTTCGGAGCGTTGCCATGTAACTCGGGATCGATCCGACCGCGATCGGCTTAAAGCCATCAATCCCCCGTCGAAGCGCAGTTTCCACCGAGGCGAGGAACAGAGGGGACACGTCCGAAAGAACGAACTCCCCTTGAATGTCCCGGCCCGCAACGGCATCGACGCGTTTACAGACGGCAGACCACTTGTATCGGTTGTCGCTCGATGTGTCACTGAGATGGTCAGTCAGGTAGCGATCGCAGAAACGATCCCACGTCCATCCCTCGTTCCCCGAATTCAGCTTGGAATTCAGTTTGCTCTGAAGCTCGTCGGCCAGTTTATCGGCCGCTCGCTTCGATCTCTTGGAACGGGTGATGATTTCGGTCTTCTGGGTCTTAACAGACCGCGAGCCGAAGGGCCGCCACTTCAAGTAGTAGCAGCCCTTCGACGATTTCCAAAACGCGCTCACCCGCACAGTGGGCGCACAATGATTCAT